ACTTTTGATAATCACGTCTCTATCGACCCTCAAATTTGCTTACTCCCTGATACACTTGACACTTATGTAGATACGGTAGGTACCAAGAAAACTCTCCGGGAAATTGACCCACTCCTACCGACCGCAGTTACAGGTACTGATACTATCCCCCCTACTGTCGATGATGTAAATATTCTAGATATTTACGTAAATATTAGAAATATTACATCAACTTTAAATTCCTTTATAGACGGTGAAGGAGAGGTGACTCTTTACAGCTTTTTAGAAAGTCTCCTTAAAAGTATTAATATTGCTACCGGCGGGGTAAGTAATCTGCAGCTGCAGTATTTTGAAGATACAGCTAAATATGCAATAGTTGACAGAAACTTTATAACTAAATTCTCTGCCGATATCTCCCAAATTAATATTTCAGGCAGAGACAGTATCGTTCGCAACTTCAACTTAACAAGCAAGCTAAGTCCGCGGATCGGGACTATGGTTGCTATTTCAGCTCAAGCATCACCCTACTCAACCGGAATTGAAGCTACAGGATTAGCATTCCTTAATAGAGGCCTCCAGGACAGGATTATTGTTGAACGAACTGATCCCCAGGCCAGTAAAGTAAAAAAACAAAAAGAGGAAGATCTAACTAAAGAAATAACTTTAGAGCTCGAAAAATTAGTCGAAGTACAAAAAGCTATTATAGAACTTTACGGAAAGTTAACTAACCCTGATGGTACTAGAAAATACACATACTCAGATGGACAAATTAGGTCGGCAGTAAGTCAATACTCTACGTATGTAGCTTACGCTACCGGTCAGGTAAACAATCCAGCCTACAGTTTTATTATACCTTTTGAGTTAGAACTTACCCTGGAAGGAATCTCCGGCTTTAAAATTATGGAAAGTTTTAGAGTCAATAAAATAGTTCTCCCGTACACTTACAGAGGCACCGATGCAAATGGTATTGCTTTTCTCATTACAGGATTAGAACACCAAGTCACTAGTCAGAGCTGGAATACAGTTGTAAGATCACAGCTTTACATCACCGGTCCAACTCATAAAACAAAAGTCCATGTACTTAGGGATCTTAAGCAAGCACCTACCGAACAATCTACAAGCTCTTTAGGAGATCGTTACAGAGGCACTACGCAGCTATCTGCACAGGAAACTGCCGACTTCTTTAAGGATGTTTACACAGGACTAGGTGTAACAGCTCCTAACAGTTTTCAATTAAGATTTTTTGAAATTTGGAGACAGAAAGAGGGAGCTCAAGCGGCTTGGAATCCTTTTAACACTACTCAAAAAACTACCGATTCTAGTTTCTTTAATAGAATTACAGATACTACTGGCGTTCAGAACTACACCAACAGAAAGATCGGAATCGACGCTACTGTTAAAACTTTAAAGAACGGGTACTACACAGACCTTATTGAAAAAATTAAGGCAATTAAAAGTACAGTAGATATAAAAAACGCTATGAGAGCTCTAGACAAATCACCATGGGGAACTAGGTTTAAAGACGAGAAAAATATAGAAGCTTTTTATGTACAGAAATTTTCAGACTTCATGTGGAGTGGACCTATTGTTAAGAGATAAACAAGATGTACTTACCTAAAACTAAATATATTGGCGGAAAGTTTACTAACGGAGAAGAGTGGTCACTAGAAGGAGAAACTACTTCTTACGTAGGTTACTACTTTGAAGTTTCTAACAACCGCTCATACACCGGCCGCCGGCCTGGAGACGGAGCAAACAACCTCCTTGTTCCTTTTATAGACGAATCGCAAACCCCTAACCTCCCAGTAAACAAGACCACCTACGATAGGATTAGGAATAATGCTGAAGCATTTGCTCTTAAGAGAACCCTACCTATCCCCATCTACTACCCGGTCCCTACCCGGCTAGACTATCAGAACTCTAAATTTATAAGGTATTTAGCCAAAGAAAAACTTACAGGAAAAGTTTGTGAGATTACTTTAGATACTTATATTGCATTAAATAATAATGACACCCGGTACTACTACCCAGGGTACATCACCACCAAGCTCTTCTGGACTATAATTGGACCTCTAGAAGATACTTTAGTTGATGGGGTTGTTTTATTCGGTGCTGCCTCTATAAACAATAAATCTAGAGAGTTAGCTGATAAGGAAGTCCCCGGTGCTAGAAAATTTTTAAACAACCTAGCGCAGTTTGTAATATGAAAGTTCTTTCGTATATTAGAAAAGGTTATGCAAACGGGTTATGTTTTATATCGTCGAGAGTCAAGAGCAGCTTAGTCACCTTTCGGCTCTGGGTCGACAGGGGGGGTATGCTGAGGTTATTGCAGGGAATGACTATTATCATAGTATACTTGGCAGCAGCGTGGCTGTGTATGTACGGCCTTTGGGTGACCACCCAGGCTATATTATTCCAATAAACCACACCGAAGGCCTCAACGTCTCAAAGACCGACGTACAGAAGGTCTTAGACCAGTACACTACCCTTTTTACTTACAGCAAAAAAAGCTTCTTATATCATTTCTCTCACGGTAACTGCAATGATATAAACCTGATGTACTCTATGGCAGAGTACGAGAGTCTAGAACTACCCAACCCTCCTCAAGTCATAAGCTGGTACTACAATCACCACAGGGATAAACCCGACCTAAACTCTATCATCCCTATCTCAAAACTCTTTGAGAGATGTGAGAGGAACTATAGATCTCTAGAGGAAGTCATTTCAGAGTATAGTTATATACTGGAGCTACCGGCCTGGGATTTCTATAACCGGTTAACTACCGGAGTTTTTTATTTAGCTGAACAATCTGGAATTAGAATTATTTATGACAAATTTATTGAAAAGTTTACTCCTGCTAATCCAAAATTTAGCATTGCAGATAACATTTGCTTTACTAGTTATAATCTTTATAATCCCACTAGCCGTCCTACTTCTGCCTTTAATAGTGTTAACTTCGCCGCGATCCCCAAAAAAGACGAATACCGAAAGTGCTTTATCCCGCGTAGTGGACGATTTGTAGAGTTTGATTTCGACGGATATCACATCCGGCTTATCGCCGAACAGCTAGGGTACGAGTTTACTTCCGAGAGTGTGCACCTGCAGCTAGGCAGGTTATACTTCAATAAACAGGAACTTACCCCGGAAGAATACCAGCAATCCAAGACCAATACCTTCCAGATCATGTACGGAGGGGTACCGGACAAATGGCGACATATCGAATTCTTTGATAGGGTATCCATCTACACTACCCAGTTATGGAAGGAGTTCCTTGAGAACGGAGTCGTGTATGCTCCTATCTCTAAGAAGCCCTTCTATAGTACCCTAAAGGATATGAATCCTCAGAAACTTTTTAACTATGTCATCCAGAGTTTGGAAACAAGCAGGAACGTTCTTATATTAAAAGAGGTGCTAAAGTACCTCCAAGCCAAAAAAACAAAGGTTACGTTATATACTTATGATGCTATCTTGTTTGACTTCTTCCTTGAGGATGGTAAAGAGACGTTAGAGAATCTAAAGAAAATCCTAGAACAGGGGGGAAAATACCCTGTTAAGTTTAAGTTTGGCAATAATCTAGTTTTAGACTAGTAAATTATATTTATAATGGAAGTTGAATTCCCACCTATATCCGGTTATGACTTCGTCAGTGAAACCTTAACCTGGAATGACGACATGAGTAATAAATTGTTCTGTACCTTTACCACAGAAGAACATCTTGAAGAACTAGTCTCTACGATCAGTAAGAGGTATACTATTCTATATAGCAAGATTTTTGTACTCCATGCAAAAAGCAACGATGAGTTTATTTGTACTTATAACGTTGACTTTAACAACGTTGCTAACTTTTTAGATAACACGATTTTGGTTCATCGGAAAAAAGAATCTAACACCCTTTACACTATCAACGCCCTTAATACGCTTATCAAAGAGCTGAATGACGGGTACCTTGATCCCAACTACAGAGTAGATTGGAACGACTACCGCAACTGCATCCTGCTTACCCGCGGTAATGAACTGAAACGAATCAACACCAGGCTCCACAAAATAGTTGAGCTCTGAGTTGGATCGTAAAGGTTTTTTTCTTAAATTAGTTATATAACAGTTATTAATCAGTTTTTATTATTATGGATTTATCCCTCATTAAACAAAAGATGTCCGCCATGCAGAGTGGTGGTCGTCAAGAACGCGAAAAAGTAGACTACGAAAAGATCTTCTGGAAGCCGGCCTTTGGCAAGCACCAGATCCGAATCGTACCAGCTTTCGACAATCCAGCCTATCCTTTCAAGGAGCTGTATTTCCACTACGGTATTGGAAAGTACCCAATGATTGCTCTTACCAATTTCGGGGAGCAAGACCCAATCGTTAACTTCGTAAACGAACTTCGTAAGACTTCCGACAAAGACAACTGGTCGCTGTCAGGAAAGATCTCTCCTAAGATGCGAGTTTTCGCACCAGTAGTAGTACGGGGTGAAGAAGATAAAGGAGTTCGTCTATGGAGCTTTGGTAAGGAAGTCTACAAGACTCTCCTACAGCTTGCAGAAGACGAGGAGATCGGAGACTACACCGACGTTGTCAACGGATGGGATATGACTCTAGAGCTTACTCAAGGTAACCCTTACCCCTCGACATCAGTACGTATTCGTCCTAAGCAGACTCCTCTTTCTGATGATAACTCAAAAGTAGAGTCATGGATTAAAAATCAGCCCGTAGCTGTTGATTCATTCTCTAAGTACGATTTCAACTTTATTAAAAAGCAGCTGGAAAACTACTTATCAGGCGGGGAAGAGACTGCTGAAGAATCAGCACCGGCTCCTATCCAATCAGCTCCTGCTGCCGTCCAGGCACCTAAGCAGTCGTTTACTCTTGAGAGTGTAGTCGCAGAGAAGAAAGACGCAGTAAGTCAGTTCGACGATCTGTTCAAGGATACTGACGACCTACCTTTCTAAGGATGGCTAAAAAAGGCATTTCTGAAGTCGCTCAAGCAGCGATCAAGAATAACTTCGACCTCGGGAAGTTTAAGAAGAACAAGGGCCTGGCATCTGCTAGCGTTAAGTTCAAAGAGCAGAAATGGATCCCTCTATCTAAAGCTTTCCAGGATATCACTTCGATTCCTGGCATCCCTCAAGGTCACATCACGCTTTTGCGAGGTCATAGTGATACCGGAAAGACTACCGCTTTGCTAGAAGCTGCAGTAGCAGCCCAGAAGATGGGAGTACTTCCGGTATTCATTATCACGGAGATGAAGTGGAGCTGGGAGCATGCCCGGGAGATGGGTCTGCAGTTCCAAGAGGTTGCTGATAAGGACACCGGAGAGATCACTGACTTCGAAGGTTTCTTCCTTTACGTAGACCGAGGCAACATCAATACTATCGAAGACGTATCAACGTTTATTCTCGATCTAATTGATGAGCAGAAGAAAGGCGACCTACCCCACAACCTTTTATTCCTATGGGATTCAATTGGTTCGGTACCATGCGAGCTTTCAGTCCGTTCTAACAAGAACAACAACGAGTGGAATGCCGGCGCTATGAGCACCCAGTTCGGTAATAACGTCAACCAGAAAATCCTCTTATCTAGGAAGGAAGGTCAGCCTTACACCAACACTCTAGTTGCTATCAACAAGGTCTGGACTATGAAACCCGGCATGCCGATGGAACAGCCCAAGCTTCAGAACAAAGGCGGTATGGCGATGTGGTATGATGCTACTTTGGTGATTACTTTTGGTAACATCACCAACTCCGGCACCAGCAAGATCAAGGCTATCAAAGGAGGTAAGCAGGTAGAATTTGCCAAGCGTACCAAGATCCAGGTAGATAAGAACCACATCAACGGGATTACTACCCGAGGTGCGATCGTCATGACTACTCACGGCTTCCTGGAAGACGAAAAGAAAGCAATCGATAACTATAAGAAGCAACATTCCGATTACTGGCTCACGACCCTCGGTTCAACCGACTTTGTGCTGGTGGAGGAAGGTAGTATGGAAGAAGACATCCGAGACATCGGAATTGAGTTCGACCTTAACATGGAAGTATAGTGGGTAAGTACGACGATATGCTGGCTAAGATCCAGGTATCGGAACCCAGAAGACTTAACGATAACATCCTAGTTATCGACGCGATGAATACCTTTATAAGGAATTTCACGATGATTAATCTTATGAATCCGCAAGGCTCCCATGTCGGGGGTCTTGTTGGGTTCCTTAAGAGCTTAGGATTTCTAGTTAGGACTTTTGATCCTACC